AAGCGTTACCTGCATTCTTCCATTCCTCAAGTTCTAGGTTGCATTGATCCAAATACTTAGAGTCAACTTTGTGTTTAAGGTCTATTCCTTGACGATCATTCTCATCTCCAAAGTAAATGTAACCACCAACATCTAATTGTTGTAAGTCAATCATTCTCCCCCTGTCTAAATCTCTGTGATGGTTAGGGCATAGGGCCAGACAGTTCTCGGGAATGTCATCTGCGCCATGCTTTAGGGCGTGGATATGCGCTACATCATAGTCAGAATAATCACAACCAACAACAGAGCATGAGTCGTATATACTTCTGATATAAGAAACAACTTTTGAATCACGTTTGCGACCTTTCAATTTCGTTTCTACATATTGTATTACGTTATCGTATTTTGGTTCTTGGGGATTGGATTCTGTTCTTCCACTATTGTATTCTTCAGTAGCCGTAGCCCTAATAGAAACCCTATCTTCCTTCGGTAAATCGTAGAAAGCCTTATAGCCACCCCCCATTTTATAGGATATGGCGCTGACGGCGTTACTCTTCGGATTATGCTTCAAATTAGCCTTCGGATTACTGGCGCGATGGGCAGCCACTTTGCATCTACGACAGCGGGTATCCAAGCCTGACTTGTATGTCGCAACAGTGTTAAACTCATCAACAGGAACCATATGATCCGGGTAATCATCCCCACATTCCCAATGCCCCCGGTAGCCGCTACATCTTTTAAATTCCATTTTAGTGAGCGCCTTTTAAACCCACTACATTCTCACCATCACCCTCTGTTAGCATCCGCTTGAGCGCCCGCCACATAAACTCATGGGCGGCATATTGAGATTGCTTGGCGCAACCCTCAAGCACTTGACCCATCTCCTTTAGATCAAACAGTTCATGTTCTATGCCGTCAGTCATCAACTCCAGAGCGGAGTCAAAGTGAAACACAACCATCGCTGGTATGCTCACTTCAATTCCTTCAACCTACGGTACAGCGTCAGCGCACCCAGATAGGCTTGAAAGTTCTCCTCTATTTCAGTTGACCTGACCGCTTCAAACCTCCCCGTAGCCTTGTCGCACCTAAGTATGTAGGTAGCATCCACCGGAATCCCATGTATATCTTCCACCGCTTTCGCATACGCCGCAACCTGTAGATGATATTCCGGGTAAACCGCCTTACTTGTTTTCCAATCAATAACACAATATTCTCCATTAATAATAGCCCTCGCATCCACAGTTCCCGCATACTTATGTTTCCTGTGGAACAATTTTTCCTCTGATGATTTCCACTCTACAACATTCTGCCCAACCCAATCCTTGAAAGCGTGGATAGCATTAACCGCCTCTTCCTGTTGAGGCATCTGGGGTATCTCCCCCTCACCAAGTTTCCAGTTGACCGCACCCTCTACCCATTCATGGGTGATGGCTCCAATGTTTAAGGCATCCTTAGAGGTTCCCCTGTAAGCACTCTTCATCCCCTTTAACAAGGGTTCAAGTGCCATCCTTGACTTGTATACCTTAGTGTTTTTAGAACTGGCATCCGCGTCATGGAAGAGGTTTTTCTCAAGCCAATTTGCACCGACTTTTAAACCCCAGGGAACTAAGGCGGGTTTTGAAATAACATCAAGCACTCTAGTAGCGCTAGGAATTATCTCATCCCCCACCTTATAAGAGTGGAGTTTACTGTCGAATAACATCTCGACAGTATCCCCGTCATGGTACTCTATCTTCAAAACGGAACTTCAGTGGAAGTCTGTGAAGTTTTCCTGCCCGAACTGCCTGAGTTGTAAGGTTCCTGCACCGTACCAGAAAATCGAAGTCTGCCTGAGTCTTTAGCCCAAACGGATACATCCTTCTTCTTACCGCCGATTATGGCGTACCCAGTTAAATCGGGGCGTTTTTCATTCCCCTCTTTATCGTTTACGAACAGGGCAATATCACCCTCTTTTACTTCATAGTCACTCATATAGTTTCTCCTATAAAATTTTAGTTTCTAAGCGCCTGTTAGCCTGTTCGGTTCGCCAAACTTCAATATGAAGTTCAGCCACCTTCAATTCCCAACGTAGACGCTCCTCTCTTTCGATGGCAACCGCGATACCGTCTATTGACTTAGTAACTTCCGGCTGTATCGAAACCCAATTATCCCTGTCTGCTACAGTTTTGCCTACAGCCTTACTGTATAACAAGGCTCTCTGAGTCTTTTTAAACTCCTGTAATTGATACGTTTCGGCCTTAGCCTGGGCATAACTAGGGGCCACATATTCTATTTGTTTGAGGTATCCCTCTACTTCACTGTTCATAACTCTATTATGCCATCATCAAATGCTTTGTCAAGCGTTTTTAAAATAAAGAATGCTTGCCAGTTCATTAATTCTGCATCACCCGAATGAATCTTACTATGACAAGTAAAGCACAGTGGCATCGTAAGCCAGTCATCCGCTTTGTACCCCATACCACCAGAAAGGGGTGCGTACCTACCTTTAAGATGGTGCGCCATAACAGTATCGTCATTAGTCTTGCACTCGCTACAAGGAAGGGTAGATACCCACTTAAGGTACGCCTCGCTTTTAATCCGCAACGTTACTCTTCCCCATAGCAGGTAGTTCATCTATAAGTATTTTAGCATATTCTATTATCTTGCATAGATCAGAGTAGGGTTCGCCTTTCTTGTCCCACCGACTGGCATACTTCACAATGTTACCAGAGCAGAAGTCTAGTTTATTCTCCATGATATACTCAATAGGCTGTATCTTCATCCTGTAGTGTGCGGGTTTCATGTTACCACCCATCTACTTCAGTGCCGTCTGGATAAAATGTTTTCCACGGTTCTGATATCTTTCTCATATATAAAGTATCTTCATCACCCCCAGTCCAATACTCCCCATCGCTCATGTAATCTCCGTCATCAAATGGACATAAGTTTTCACTTACATAGTATGCGTCATGCCATTCCTTTGGAGGAGTTCCTGTCCTATCAGACTTCCAATATTTTTGGAGGATTCTATCTGACTTAGTAGGTTTTAACCATGACATTAATCTGTTCTGATAGAATTTATGCCCCATCATTACTTCTGCCCGGTATTCAGTTCCCTCTGAGTTCTCGACAAACGCTGCATCATAGTGGGTTGCAGGTACACTTAACTGAGTAAGGCAACTATGAGTTCTTACATCATCAGGATTAAGAGAGTGTGCTGTCATCCTCATCAATGTAAACTCTTCGCAGTTTAGATATTCCCAGTATGGTTGCTGCTCCATAGGTGCTGGCACACAGATATGATCCCCCTCTATTTCGTAAGTATGATGAAAGGTATCATGGTAAACTTTTTTACTGTTAAACTTATGTTTCCACCACCGCTCCTTCTCAGCGGGGGTGCAGAAATCCTCCCAGTCACCACTGTTAAACACCAATTTCTTTTCTTCTTCCTCTTCGTAAAAGAGGGTACATAATAGGAAGTCGGGCATTATATAAGTCATATCTCACATACTCCTGCTGTGCAAGCCACTTCCTGACTTGCGGTTGTGTTATCTACCGCCTCCTCAAAACCCCAGTTGATATACTCTGGCATTAGTTTCTCTCTTGCCTTATACTCTTCCTCAGTTATGTCCTCGTATGGGGCTTGCTCGTACACATGGCCCTCATCCGCAGACGGAAGGAATGATATACCGTTTACCACATCCCAGTTCTCCCATATCCAAGCCCCTACTTGGGGCCACCGATCCTCTGGTATGTAGCAGGTCATTGAGGGTTTGTGTTCACACCAGTGTAGCGACAGCATCTTCCACATCTCCAACTGACCGAACGGCGTGATGTTGTGTCGAGTTGTAGACGTTGCGGGAGATGCCATAGGGAACTCAAAGACATAGGTTTCCTTATTAAACTTGTCAACCTCATAAGGTACACCCGCATCTATCATTACTTGGGCAAGCGGGTCTTTAATATCATTACGCACCCTCCTTACATAATAGCGGGAGTGCCTGGGATGACAGCCACTCGCACTGTTGACTAATTGACTGACCGTACCACTAGGTTTGACACAGGTAATAGCAGTCGAGGGATTGATGCCCAGTTTCTCAGCCCATTTCTTGTTCACTGC